ACCGTATATATGATTGTTCTATTAACTTACCCTCAGAGCTAAGTAATGACCACCCAGTTGATGACGTTGATATGTCTAGTCCTAAAATCATTGTTTAAAAATCGACTTTTACTCTAAATAAAAATTCATCGCTCTCTTTCTTTTTAATTGGTTGAGTTAAGTTAGTTCTCATTATGATATTAAAATTTTCGTCATGAAAGTTAACACCTGAAATGTATACAAAAGAGTTGTCTTCGTTATTTACATCTAATGATGCTGACAGTGGTAGAAAAGATGGGTTTGTTGAATTGTTTATTTGACGCTTTTGTGCCTTTGCGTCTACTGTAAGAATATGTAAATTCTGTTCACCTTTAAAGCTGACTTCATGTTGATCAATACCAAAGAATGGGATCGTAGGCGCTTTTATTATTGCTATCCCCTCTGAATAGAATATGTTTCCTACGTTGTTCCANTCTGCTTGCTTTGTTAAACAGTCAGCTCTATAAAGTGACCCACGNCCATTATCTTTTATAGTCATTGGAACTTTTCCACCTGACCCNGTAAGAGCACTATCGTATAGCTTGAATGTCTCTGANTCTATTCTGTTTCCGAATGTAAGATTAGAGATGTCAAAGATTGTTATCTCATTAGAGGAATTGTCTCTTGTTCTTTGAAAAATTGTNAATACTGAGCCNGGNAATACACCAGGATTTTCAGGTGATGCGCCNATTATTTCTTCAAGTATTTCAGANTTATCAGACTGTATTAACCCAGGGTATAATGTGCTTTTTGGAACAAGATTTTCTAAAGAGACTTTTGATATGTCGTAATTACCTAATGAATTTTTAAACTTTTCCATTGGGTGTGTGCTATCGAGTGAACCGCTTGTTGATCCAGAGACTAGATGTGAGAAAGTTGGTGAAAATAGTCCGTTATCACATGGTAATATGGTTAAGTTTCTTTTTCTTAAAGAGCCTGTTGCATAAATGAAATCGTTGGCAAGCGTTCCTTGAGATGTTCCTGTCCCATCACCATCTACATCATCATCATAGGCAGTGTCATCAACTTCAACTGTTGTAACGTCTAATACACTTCCTGTAAGATTAAAGAGTCTTGGGTATATGCCATGCCTGAACTCTCTTACGAAGTTCTCAAGGTTAAGCATATGACCGCCTACGCCAAATGAAAATGACACGTTGAACGGATCATCTGTTGTCACTCCTGTTTTTCCTACACCCGGCGTCTCTTGAAATGGCGTCACTAGAACTTGTCTAGCGGGTGATTCTTTTGTAAAACTAGGGGGTAGATAAAATAATAAAGACCCAGTTAGTATGAAGCTTTCTGGGTTTGATGATTCAAACGAGTCTACTTCTTTTGAATAGAGGTATCTGTCATATAGTTTTAACTCGTGTATTTCAGCATTTAGTGGGTGAGTGAAACTGTAATGTGTTGTATCTACCATAGGAACATTGAATGCGCCAACACTGGTATACCCTGTATCAACTAATGTCGTGTCGCCCCATATTAACCCATCGTGTTCTATAACGTCATCCACGGTATTGTCACTATAGTCTCCGTAGAAGAATCTTGAAGTAGTAACTGCTGTGCTAACAGGTTCAGTTCCTCCATGTAACTGATTTTTTCCTTCATAAAAGTTTCCAACAAATAGAACGTCTACTGGGTTTTTGTCTAACCCTGAAAGTGTGGAGATAGATGGAGTCACTGTGTCACCGGCAACATGAAAAAAGTCTTCAGATGATTCATCAATACGAATACTTCCTGTTCCGTTATTGATCATTGATCCACCCCACCGAGCGCATACGTGATGCCAGTGTTTGTGAGTTAGTGAATTATCTTTAGATAAGAATATTTTGTCAGTTGTATGATGTGTCCCAGCATCGAGTCCAGCGACGTTTACAAGAGAAGGTGATGTGTCTGCGCTGTCACCCATTTGAAGCATTATTCTAAAGCCAGTAGACTTACCAAACTGATCTACATTTGACCCGCTTACAAGCGATACAGCAAGTGTAGATGACAAGTGAAGTATAGTTCCTGCATGAAACTCTGCCCCTTCATCGTTTTGATAGCGTGGGTTTATATAAAAGTCTACAGAGAAAGGTCCATCTGGGACATATCTTCCAAGTGTCCTGCCACCTCCTGAACCTGGTGGTGTTGGGTACATTAACACTGAGTTGCTTGGTACGTCAGACGATGTGAAAAAGTTTAATGAATTATAATTTGTATACGTAAATTCGCTATCTTGATACGGAATCCTATAAGCAGGCATCACGTTATTTTTTATTATGTTCTTTATTTCTGTGTTTTCGTTGAAGAAAAAAGGTGGATCAAATCTAAAAACACCGAGGTCTTTATCGTTTCTAAATGATAGTTCACGTGAGTTTACTTTTGTCATGTAGTCGTTCATTAGAGTTTCTACATCGAGCTCTACAGGTGAAGGATGTTTATTTGCTGAGTCAACTATTGACTCAAGATACCATTCAAGATTCTCCGGGCTTTCTTCAGAAGAATCGTTTTTACTAATTGGTTTGTATATTTCCTTTAGCACTTTGTCTGGTCTTGGTTTTACATTTACTGTTCCAGTCTCTCCTGTCAATGACGATGAAGTATACTTATATTCTGGGTGCAGCTCTAGCGTGACAACATCTATTAGATCTCTGTCTATTTTTACAAACGCCATTTAGTACCCTTTTTTGCTTACTATAAGTATAAATATTACAATAAATTTATTATAGAATAAACTTGTCAATAAACGTTTTGTTGTCTTTTATGAACTGATATATTCTTGGAGTCAGTGCTGTAATTAACGATTCACACTTGTCTTCATCATTTAGTAACTGTATTGTATTTTCAATCCCTGAGTCATCGAGCAATGCATGTAATATTTCGTGAATTACATTTTGTTTTATTAGTTCTTTATTTATACCAGTACGTATGACTATTTCACGATGTGTATAGTTTATGTAGCCGTCTGCAGTTTCGTTCTCAGATAATATCTTGTCTTCTTTTGTGAAGTTGACTGAATAGTCTTTTGACCCGATGTTTATGTTAGTTTTCATTTTTGACTCCTAATTTCTTTTCATATTCTTCGATTTCTTTAAGTGTGTAAATAGAGTATGTGATGCCTTTATTTGAACAATAATTGATTGCAGCTTTTTCTTTAGCAATAACTACTGGGTCTTTTAGAAAAACTTTTGCCTTCACCTCTATTAGCTTTCTATTGTCAAGAAACTCAACATCGAAATCAACAATATATCTCTTATTCAAATCGTCTCCGTACGTTATCGTTATAGATTCATAATCATATGATTTTACATACGGATCTATATCAAGACAAACCATCATTCTTCTTTCATAAGACGATCTGTGTTTCATCCGTATATTTGTTTTTTTACTTACGTAGTAACCTGTGATAAATCCAGAATTTGATGACTTTATTCTTTTTATCGCTGCTCTAGAATAATTGTCGAGCTGTTCTTTTGTTCTTGTGTCTCGTGTTCTTCCAAAGTTTGGATTATTTTTTCCCTCGTTTGTTAAATCTCCTGACTTAAACTTTTCTTTCATTTGTTTTGATATTTTTTGTCCTAGAGCTGCAAGCCTTTCGTCTGACTTGGCAGTAAGTCCTGTATTCCAGGCAGGTTTCCCAGTCCACACACTTAGGTCTGCTCTTCCATACATTCCATTGTTTTCACCTGTATTAGAACATGATTTTGAACAAAATCTTTTCTTTCTTTTAGAGAACTGAACTGTGAATTCTTTTTCGCAGTGTTCACACGTTTTTACAATTGTTGCTGCCAATCCGCCTCGCTTGTTATCTAAAAAACAATCATACGAGCAGAACTTTGACTTGTCTGATCTACACTCTATTACTTCGTATTTTTTGTTACAATTTTCACATGTAAGTTTATGGCGAAGTTTTGTCTTAGTATGTGACATTGCACATGACCGCGAACAATACTTCCTTCTTCTGTGACGATATTGAACTGTAAATTCTTTATCGCAACTTAGACATGATATTATTTGTTCTGGATTCTTTTTTGACAGTTTGTAACAGTTCATAGAACAGAATTTCTTATCTTTTTTTCTGTTTTGAAACTGTTTGTCACATTGTTTACAGGTATAGTCGCGTAATGGCATAATAATAACTATACCAATAGAGCAGTTTATGTAAAACTATTTTTAGTTTCGTCTGTGATTGAGTCGAATGTTTGTCTGTCGTTTGGCGAAGTCAAGTCTGATTCTGAATGTCATGTCTTTTTCGTTGTTCTTCTCTACTGGGCGTGATAGCTTGGCAACAGCTAAGAGCTGGTTGCTTGAATCATACAGACCAACAGATGTCACAAATGTGAATGAAGATTGTTGTCCAATCTCAGACTCATCTATGACTACAATTCTTCCAGCTGTATCAGTGTATGATGAATTAGAAGAGAAGTTGAATTCATCTGCAGTTGCGCGACAAAAAATAAGTGATGAGTTGATATTAGTTACATTCTGAAATGTCATTGCTGAGAATGTTCCACTTCCAAAACGACAAGCTGATATGTGATCCAAGATATTATCAATTGAACCCGAATACATTAGGTCAGGTACGAAAGTTGCGTGTGGGTTTGTGAGATCTGAACCTTGTCCGGCTCCAACTCCGGTTGTTTTCTCTGCACCAATAAAGGTAAATCCATCTGCAAGCCCTGTAGTAGTAGGCGTCACAGTAAACCAATTGGCTGTATTTGCAAGCTCATCTGACACGGAGCTTATTGTACCAGATACCTTCTGAGTACAGTCCATTATTTTTTCCATGTCGTATACAGCTATTCCGTGATCATAGAACATCAGTCCAACTGTTTTATTAGTGTCAGAGGCGTCTACAATATCACCTACTGCTCCTGCATATGAAGACATCTTTGAAGTAGATGAACCGACGTCTGTGTAGATTTTGACATCATTTGGAGAGGTTGTATTAAGGTTTGTTATATCTAATGTCAGATCGCTAACGATGTCAACTTTATCTGCATCTCCAGGAAGTGATGCTGCTGTATCTGGCCAGTCATATGCAGCGTTTGTTACAAACCAACCATAAGCAGCAGCTTCTTCGTTTGCTGGAGTGACTGTGTCCCAAGTTCCATCATATGGTCCACTTGTAGCGTCCACTCCATCATTTGCGTATCCGAATATCCAATAATTAGTCCCGTCTGTGTATGTATATAGCCCAGTAGGAGATACGTCCCAAGAACCATCAGCTACTGTTGTATATACACCATCAGTAGGCACATAAGATGCTGAGTGGTAGAACTTCATTGCGAATGTCTCGCGTTTGATACTGTCACGAGCAAAAAGACGTTTCATGCAGACGAACATTGCGTTGTTGATGACGTCTGTTCCATCTGATGCTGGATCAGTGAAAGGAGCTGTGAACTGTGCACCGGCATCGTTAAGAAGAAGTTGAGAAAACTGCCTATAGAGGTTGACTTTCTCTCTCATCATTAGCGAGTTTTGTTCGAAAGTTAGTTTTCCTGTTGTGCCATCTATCGTAGGTAATGAGCCCATTGTAGGGGTTGAGCTACCTTTTGGGATCATTCCTGCACTAACATAATCTCTAAACATGCCAACAGTGACGTCAAAAACTGGGTTAGCAGTCTGTAGAGTAAAGTCTTGATCGTGAACTGTATGAAATAGTGAAGATGTCACACCAGGTCCTACCCCACCAGTAACAAATACTTGATATTTCTGTCTTGTTGTTGATCCAGATATGTCTTCCTGTATTACGTCTACTAATTGATTTAGAAAAGATTTACTTGTTGTAATATCTGATGACGTTATTGTCTTAAACTTTGCCATTTTGCTTTAACCTGTTATATTCTATTTATGTTATTGTTGATATCTGAACTTCAAAAGTCGTCTCTGAACCGTCTTGATTTCCCATAATTGTAACATAAGTTCTTATTAAATTGTTTTTTATGTACATGCTGTATGATGTCGTATTTATATTCTTACGAACCAAATTTAGAACAAGAGTTGATAATTTATTTACGTCTGAGACGCTTGTAGAGGTTGCTGATAGAATGTATGTTGCTACATTATCTGTAGTTATGTTGCTATAGTTCTGACCATCAATCTCTAAAAACAAGTTGTTAACTTCAACTGTATAGCTATGGTTAACTACATCTTGAGGAACTGGGCTTATTGAAACATCTATTTTTTGAGTAACAGTTACATCAGAGCTCGGTATTGCTGTTAGACTTAAGCTCATGACACCATTCACAACAGTACTACCAAGTTCAGTGAAAGGAAGATGACTCATTGTAGGGTTGTTTGCAGAGATACTTATTAGAGAGCTTTTCTGTGAAAGCGAAGTATTAGTCAATGCTTCTAACACCGGGGTGTTTTTTTCTATTTTTTCCTTTCCTACAACGCGTCCAAATTCTTGAATTACGTTGTAGTCACAGTCTTCGTCAGATAGGGCAAACTTTGATATTTGAAAAGAACCATCCTGAGCGGCTAGTAGCTCTCTTCCTTTGTCCGTTAAAACAGCATCAATGAAGATATCGTTTGTATCGTGTCTTAACCATCCCATATTATTATTCCTCTAAAATATTATTAATAATTATATACAAACTAGATTTTTAGTAAAAACTAAATTATACAGTATCTTATTACATCAAATTCCTGATGTGTATGACGTGTTTTCTAGTATTAATTGTTCTTCAGCTGTCAAAAAATCTTCTTTCGTTATACTAAACTTAACAGAGCTCTGCTCTTGAGTTTCAATGTTTATTATTTGAAAAGTATAACTTCCTGAGCTAGCGTATGTGCCGTCTTTTACTATAGACTCAGACGGGAGTGAAGTAACAGAGCCATCTTCTGATAGTTGTGACTTTGTTACTTCCATGCACTCAGGATTAAAATATATATTTATTTTTTTTGCCTTGTCTTCTTTTATTACATCTGAAAGTGTATCTTGCTCTAAAAAGATATTTGGGTATGGCTTTGGTGCTCCTGATCTAGAGATAAACTTAGCTTGTGTTTTGTTTATAAAGCGATCATAACTGACAAGAAACTGATCTGAATATCCTGATGTCAAACCTCTTGCGTCTATTGAAGCAACTGCGTAAATGTATTTAGATTCTTCGTTGAAGTCGCCATCATAGAAAAAACATACTGGTGATGATTTCTTTCTTATGTTGTTTGGGTTCCCAGATGCTGGCGAAAAACCGTCTGTTTCTGTTGAATCATCAAAGTTATACTCACGCAAAAGTGAAAAAGGTGAAGTTAAAGAATCTCTTCTGTATATTTGAAAACGCTTTATGTCTTGTTGTTTGTTGAAAGGAAATTCCCAGTTAACAAGAAGTGCGTCTTTTTTGAAATTATACTGGAAAAACAAACTTGTTGGTGGTAGCGGAGATATTCTTTCACTACAATAAATAGATCGCTTTGATGTTCCAGCAGATACTAATATTTTTAAAAGATCGGCATTGAACTTGTCGTCGCCTTGCGTTATAGTGTCGTTTGTTATTACTGCGACAACTGTTCTTATGTTATATTCATAAGACCCACCGTATCTAACGTGTCTGTCTATTATATCAATATTTTCAGTTCCTTTTATGTAAATTGATGGGTGCTTTATTAACTCATTTTTGTTTTTAGTTACGTTACCCGTCATTTTGTTTTCATATTTTTCTATAATATACCCAATTACGCTTGTCTTAGTCTGTGTAGATGTTCCTTCTGGGTCAAAGTCATGATAGTCTTCTGTTGAGTCTCTAATCGGTAGATCTTTGATGTATCCCCAACCATCTTGAAGTATTTTCATTTCATCAGAAAAAGGTGAGGCTCCATCGGCAACTACGTTGTTTATTATTTTTTTTACATACTTTGTGCTAACGCGTGTATTAATGCGCACGTTGTCTAGCTTGTTAAAAGTTCCAGAGTGAAATTTTGATGCCGCAGCATAATAGATTGAAAAATCCCAAGGTTGATAAAAATCTGTATCTTGAATAAATGAAGTAGTTAAACCGTCTTGATTGCTAACTAAAGATTCAAATGTGACTGAAGGAGTTTCTTGTATTAGTAGCCCTGTTTGTGCTATATTGCTTGATGTAGATAGAACTTCGTCGTTTAAAGATTTATAGAATCCATCGCTTGTTTTTTTGTCCTGGAACATTAAATTAAAATAGCTGTCAGCTGATATTTTCTCTTCATACTTGATAGCATTTGTATTTTTTGATAAAATTGTTTCAAGTGAGGGTTCACTATCTATAAAGTTTTTCAAAGGACCGTCAGGAAGAACATCATAGTCTTCTTTAGAGTGTCTGTCAAAGCTAATTTTTATGTATCGTGGGACTACTGAGAGTGAGTTTCCGTTGAGACTCTTTAGTTTTTTATTTGAATTAATAAACTCTCTTTCACTTTTTTCAAAATAATTGTATACAAAATCTAGCTTAAAGTTTTCAGATTTAGAACCACTGTCAGCTTCATCTATAATAAGAAGTTTTGCAATATTTATGCTCATTATTCTATCTCCTCACCTTTTATTACTTGTTCTACTGTCAGTTGTATGTCAGATTCAAATGATGAAGAAACTTCGAACTCAAGATTCTGAAGTGTTTTTGTTGGATCATAATCTGGGTAGTCTTCTTCGTTGTAGGCGAAGTCAGTAGTTATGTTTAGCATGGCATGGTAAGTATACATAATGTCGTGAAGACTTAATACATCGTCTATTATTTTTTGATTGTTTAGAATTGTAGAATTATATAACATTATGTTTTTGAATCTTTTAGATAGCTCTGTCTCAGGATCAGGTAAGTCGTATATTTTTTCAAAGTTTTCTACTGCATTTTCGTCGTACCACACATCATCATACCTCTCGTCTAAGTCACTTCCTTTAAATTCAGTCCCGATAAGTGATCTAATGTATATTCCCAATACATAGCTTTTTGCAGCATTTAATAATTTAATCTCAGTTGCTGTGGCGTCATCGTCTGATGCTATTATTTCATCAAAAGTTTTTGGTTCTATAGAGTTTATTGCTGAACCTGCTGTTATTTCGTCTAAGTTTAAAAAATGCATACCATCTTGAACAAAGTCTTTAAATGATGTGTATTTAGTTGAAGCAGAAGATATTGCTGTTCCTATTTCGTTAAGCGTAGTTTCTGAACTTGTTTGAGTAGTGTTAAAGTTATAGTTGTTTAGAACAGGGAAGTTTAAAATATCGATATCTAATTTATGGGGTTCAAAGACTATTTCTGGATAGAGTGTGTCTATTTTTGTTATGACTACTGATATTTTCTTGGGTGCGTATATTTCACCGATTGATTCCCTAGTGAGCCCTAAAGAAAATATTTTTATTTGTTCGTCTATGTTGCCTTGAATTAAGTTTTGCTCGCTGAATAGTGACTCTAATGCTGTTTTTTCTTGATCATTAATAGGCGAAAATCTATTTTGAATCAAAGGATTGTTACTTTCTTGTAAAATGTCATAATATTCTTTTACAGCAAGTGCTAAGTTTATATCACCATTTCTTAATAACCCACTAAAGTCTTTGTCAAATGTGATACTAAGACTCTCTGCGTCTATTTCGTCTACTGTCTGAAGTAGCTCTTTTAGCTTTTCTATTCTTGTGGCTATAGAATTTAGTTCTTTTATATGAAGTTGAATGGGAATAAAGTGTTTTACACAGTCATTTGCAAAAAAGTCAAGTGCATTTTCTCCGCCAAAGAAATCTTCTTGAATGCTTCTGATTTGTTCGTCTTTTAATCCTTCGATCCTTGAGACAGGCCCGTCTATGAAGGTTTCTTGTATATTTTTTCCATCAAGAAAAACTGTATCAAAATTATCAACTAATTCACTTATTGGTGACAGTTCAATTTCAATTACAGAAGTTGCTTCCTTGCCTACTCCTTCATCCGCTTCCCTAACGTATATGTCAGCTTTGTATATACTGTTTTTTGCAGGCTCCGTATAAGCGTAGCCTGAATTTGAAACTACGAGCGTTTTTCTATTTGAGCTTGAAAGCATTATTCTCATCATTACAGCAACTATCTGTCTTTCTTCTGTCGTTCTAAAGCTATCAAAGAGTTCTCCAATTGAAGACAATGTATCTTTGTACTGTTTTTCGTCAGCACTGTCTGTATCTAAATAATATGTTGTATCTTTTTTAGTATAAGAAGCCCCTCTGTCTAAGACAATTGTATTCTGATTGCTGCTTTTTATTCTCAGATCTGCGTACTTTTCATCATCAGTGCGATCTTTGTCAAACTTGCTGTATTCTCTAAATTTATCTTCCCATTTAGATGTTAATTTTTTAGTTATGTCTTTTTGCACACTTGATGAAATAGCTTCATCTTCTGTAAATAGTTTTTCAAACATATCTTTGTCGTCGCTAAATTCTTCAAGAAGAAAACCATACAATAGATTTTCATTGCTGCTTAATATATTTGATGCAGCCAACAATACATTGTGTAGTCTGCTTGTGACTCTAAACAAGAAAGTCGTTCCTGCATTTTTCTTGTTTATATTATCAATTGCAGTTAGAATTTTGTCTAGTTCAGATATTGTGCTTGAGACCTTTCCTGTGTTTGTCCCACTGACTTTTTCAACAATTGTATCGAGATAAAAATCAGTGATACTTTCAGGAATTAATTCCATATTTAACCCATCAATAACATTTATTGCGTCTGTTACATTGTTTAAAGTGTCATTTATATTTTCGTTATGATATGTTAACAATGTAAAAATGTCAGTAACAGACTGAAGTCCTGTAAAATCATTTTCGTATTCTGTGACTATTTCATTTATGTTATTTGGTGCAGAATCTGTGTTATAATATCTTTCAACTATTTCAGACAATTGTGATCTTAAGCCCATACCATCTTCAAAAAGTGTAGTTTTAAAACCTTTGTTTAGAGTATCTTCGGATGAATCTATCTTGATTATTGGCTCTATTGCGTTTGTTTTTCCAGTAGCGTCGCCTGACCAGTTTATTTCAGTTATTACGAACTCTTCTGTTTTTAAAATTTCTTCATTTGAATAGCTGTCTATTGACTCTCGTAGTGACTTTACGTTATCAAGAGCAATTTTTATATTTTCTGTTGTTATACTGTAGTTTTCTAAAAGATCATCATAGTTGTTTACTTCGACATACTCTCTACGACTATTTGTACTACTAGAAGAAATTAGTTGTTTTATTTCAGCTGATGTTGGAGGTGTTACAGCTGAGAATGAGTCCAATATGGTGGATACAGGCATATTAACTACTCACCGGAGATTCTATTAAAAGACTATCGCCATACTCAGTTACTTTGTCAAAAAAATTCTTTTTAAGCAATATTATCTCTAAATACTCAGTATCTATTTCTCCTGAAGCATTTCCTGTTTTTAGTGGATAGACATCTGTAATTGCAATGAGTTCAACACCAAGATTTATTGTGTATGGTGGTTCTTGAAATGAACGTTCAGCTGAAACTCTGCTCATTGAAAGTTTTTTTACATTTCCACTGATTCTTGCATCTGCCATTCTATATGCTCCTGAAATTGTCTTTGGAGCATATTACTGTTCCTAATTTTACAACATTGTTTATGTTATAATTATTATACACTGGAATTATAAAGTAATCTATTATTTCATTTAAAAATTCAAACTTTGCTAAGTGATCGTAAAACACTACAGTTCCATTTTCTGTTATTCCCTTCTCAGTCCTAAAATTTATTCCTTTTTCGGAAGACGTTACAACTAGAACAGAGTCAGGTGCATTGCTTTTAAAGTTTATTGTTATTGTAGGAACGTTTCTGTTATTTATTTCTATTTTTTTATCAATATTTAATGTATTATCGTTTTTAATAAACTGCGGTTTGTTTACTATTGTAGTTACACCAGTTTTATATGTCTCTATTAGATTGCCCGGTTCATCAGAAAGTGCCCTGGAATAAGTTAGAGTTCCAGTGTTCATAGACGAGTAGCTTGTAAATTTAGAGACAAAATTATCAACATCTAGATTTAAGCTACTTAAATCGTATGATACTTGTGGAATATAGTCGTTTTTTCCATCTTGGTATCTTGAAGAAGAATTCATATTTTCAATCATAGAGATTATTGAGTTTGAGAACATTTCTCCAAAAAATATATGATTAGATTCATCCAAGTTTATATTAGACATTGGAAACTCTATTTTATTTGATTCTGCAGATTTTATACCGATTACAGTTATATTTCCTGTTTTTAGATCTAGTGCCATTAGCTTAACAAACGATAAATACGAGTAGTTTTCTACAAGATTGTTTTTATAATCGTCGCTGATGTCTGGATAATTGCTCTTAATACTATCATATATGTATTCTGAATCTGTTGTTGGGACTGTGGTCGTAAACACTATTGAATTTTCACCATCTTTTGAAACAATCTCACTGCTAAGCGTATATGATCCTGTTGTTTCTATAAATGTCGATCTGTTAGATACGTTAGTTAGTATATCTGTATTGTTTTTTGTGTTGAACTTTACTTGATACCCATACATTTTATTGTCATTAACGTTTTCGTCTCTTAATATAAGCATGTTATCGTAAAAAAAATTAAAATCCGAAGAATTTGTCTCTATTTCAGTTTTATTTTTTTTGTTTGATTCTTCGTATCTGTAGACTGTGTAATGTGTAAAGTCACTTGGAACGTTGTTTATCATCAACATTATAGCGTTGTCAAGATAAAATGAATGAACACTTGGGTTAGTTTCAAATAGTTGTTTGTTTACATCGCCGACAAAAACATCGTAAAGTTTATTTTTTCCGTCCAATATTCTATAAATTGAAGGTGCTGAATTTCTTATATTGTAGTTTTGTCCTATGCTGTTTTTTATTTCAGATATTTTTAATTTAGAAAACCGATCTTTTAGATTTGATTTTTTTAAAATAGTAAGCGTATCAGACTCTTCATTGAGTACTTCTATTTCATGAAGAGCTCTGTTTTTATTTTCTCTACCTGCCGCGAACAGTTTGTTGTTTTTTTCACTCTCTATGTTAAGAAACTTTGTCTCTATTCTATTGAAATTTTTTAATTTGAAGTTGTTTATAGAGTAATATTTTAAAGTGTCATCAAATACAGATGCGATATTGTCTTCTTTGTTGCTTGACAGTTCTATTATTTTTACAAAAAGGGCATTTTTTTTATTTAGCTTCTTTGTTATGTAATGGGTCATTAAGACAGTTTCTTTAGACGCCTGCAATACATTATTGTTAGTTGTATCTCTTGAAAAACTGAAATGTTTGTTTATCTCATTGTTGTTTTTGTTAAATATCTCACCGAGTGGTAACTTTTTTTCTATCGCTAGTCCGAGCAGTGACTGATTTTTATAGCTAATAGACGAATTACTAAAATTAGCTAGATCAATTGTCTTTAAGCTTTTGTTTTTTAATATTTCTTCTTTTTTTCTTACGTCAAAGTAGTCAGATACGTTAATGTAGAAGTCTTCAATGATCCCGTCTTGTTTGCCGTAACTTCTTCTAATTTCACTTAATCTAGCTTTTGATAAAATTACCCTAATTGTTCTAATTTTATTTTTAAGCATTAGAGGTATGTTAGCATTCATAGAGAATCTAAGAACTATATTTTCAGCTTTTCTTTCAAGTTGTAAGTCGTTTTCAAGATCAAAATCGTAGTTAGCTTTATTGTTTGTCCCCTTAACTGACTTGCGACTTCTTGTTGATTTAGTTTTATTTTCTAAATTTTCTTCTGTATTTTTTGTTGTCATTGTGTCGATATTAAACATCATCTGAAACCTCCACTGTGAACATGTTTATAAAAGTCGGCTGATTAAATGTGTCTATTAAGACTTTTCCTATAAATATTACTCTCTTCACTGATCCATCTATATTAAATTCGCCTGCGTCTAACATGTCTAGCTTTTTTATCTTTAAGTCGACGTTGTTTTCTTCAAACATTTGAAATATAACCTTGTTGACATTTTCACCACTATTTAAAACGCATGATATAGATTGTTTTTTATCAATCATTTTTTTTATGTCAATTGATTCTAGTTTATTGCTTGCATTTAGATCAGCATATAAACCATTAGGTGAATTATCATTTTTATTTATGGGTGGTAAAAACTTAAAATTCAAAACATTTGAAAATTTAATATCATTAATCAAAGCAGGTAAAGAATTTAATTCCTTTGATACTGTAATTTCATTATCGAACCCAGACTCAACAGTATACGTAAAAGTATCATTGGACTGTGTAACGCTAAATGCCTGATTGTTCCTACTAGACTTTGTTGTTATAAAGTTCTGCTGTTTGAAACTATCAAAAGATGCCGTAGTTATACTGTCTACAGTAGAAGAAAACCCTGCACTATCTGAGATCGTGTTCCTTGAAGATATTGTGTTTGTTATAAAGTTATCAGTTGACTGAAAGTGTGATTTTAGTGCCAGTGTTGGCCAGACATAAGTACTATCAGTTAGTAACCAGCCATACCCATCTATGTCTGCTGTTGATCCAGGTGTCAATGAGCCTGCACCGTTTGAAGACGTTGCATCGTTGGCATACCCATAGACCCAATAAACTATTGATTTAGTGGTCTCATCGTAGTAATTAAAATAATCTAGTCCAGCTGGAGATGTGGTTCCTTTTACTTCTATTACTATTTTTCCATTGTATATTCTAGTGTCGTTTGGGTATGTAGATGTTAAAGAAACAATAGAACCATCTGCATTCAATTCTACGCCGTCTCCTTGATAACTTAACAAATTACCACTATCATCTGTTTCAAATACGATATTATCTTGGAATTTATTGACTGCTTCAAATGGTACTCTAATAGTAGCATCCGAGGTTCCAGCTGACAAGTCTGCCTCATAGAATACATTACCATCTGTGAACGATGCATACTTTATCGTAAATTTACCTGAAGAGAGCTGTCTTCTTCCTTCTTGAGTAACGATTGTATCCATTATTCTTTTTTTGTTGTCTAATATTCCGGCCATTATAGTCTCTGTGTATTATTAAATATTACTATTTTCAATTTCTAAAACTTTTGATTTCAATTCTTCTATTTGTTTTTGTTGATCTTGAACAGCAGAAACCAAAACTGACATTAATTCTAAACTATTTACCTTAATAGATAAATTACCGTTTATATCTGGCGCGCTTACTATTGTTGGTATTACATCTCTTATATTTTGAGCTATAAACCCAAAGTGTAAGTCTTTGTCATAACAATTTAATTTTGATGCCGTTTCATTCCAATAATAAGTAACAGGCTCTATTCTATTAATGATCTTAAATGGGTCTTGAATCTTCTTTATTTCGTTTTTCAATCTTCTATCTGATAATAGCGCTACTTTTTCTCCTGACTCAAAAGATGACACAGATAGCGTATCGTGAAGAGCCACTAGATCGTTTGCTGTTGTCTCAAGAGATGATTTTGTAGTTGCAAGGTCTGTTTGCAACAAGCAATATGATTCAATTGCCTCAACATCAGCAGTTAGACTTGTTTTAGTCTGTAACGTGAGTATCTTTGTACCAAATGTAGTTGTACTATTTGTAGATATATCTGTTATTTTTTCGTCTAAGTTAGTAGATTTTATATAATCAGTCTCTACTACACCTATTCTATTTTTTATATCTGGAACATCTGATATTGTTGAAGAAAGATCTACTCCGTCTACCTCTGCTCCTCCTACTATTTTTATTCCTCCTGCTATTTTGACAGGTGAACCACCGTATAACGTTCCGATTATTTGAACATCGCTTTCGAATCTTGCAGTTCCGTGAACAACGAGTCTTTTTGATAGTCCGTTAACGCCGATGGCAAAATCGTGTGGTATTATTATCGAAGATATATCACCTGTTATTTTATTGTTGTTTGTAATATATAATGATTTTTTTGTATCACTTATTTTTATTGACACTATGCACCACTTATATCAAAAGTTAATTGTGTTGACAATACAGCTGAATTCAATGTGTCTGACGTGTATGTTCTATTACTTCCAGAAGGATATGTAGTTAGATCATCAAAAAATGGAAGCGATGAAGTTGCATATGGGCTAAGATTAGAAGAATTTGTAAATTGTGGGTCAGCAACCTGAGTAGAAGAATTTTCTTCTACAAATTTAATCTCAATGGGACCTTTTGTGACAAATTTTGATTGTTTAAAATCGTTAGTCTCAATCATGTTTCTTCCTTGAAACCCTGGAGATGATGCAAATCGTGGTGTAAATTCACGCTGTTTATAGAATCTTCCATAGTGACGTTGTTCAAGCATGTCTCTGAATTGTCCGTAGCTATTGCTTCTAAATACAGCAGTTGAAGTTACTGATTCTATGTCTCTTACCCCATAGGCGTAAGACGACAGCTCTCCTGAAGATGATATTGTTGAATTAAATCCGTATTCGTATTTGAAAGCAGTAGGCGTTCCTAACACTAGACGTGTTTGTACAGTATCTTCGGTTGTCAATGAGTCTATTGAGTTTCTAAATATTAAATTTTTTATTTGTGTGTTTGTCATTATTTCATAATGGGGACCAAACCCAATAACAGCGCCTAAGACTGCAATTGATCCTGTATGATAGAAACTTTCTTGAGCATCCATAATATTAGGTGGAGAAGGGTACGGGTCTCCATTAGCTTTTCTCCACCAATCTGATTCTTGATATAGACCATATTCAGTAGCGTATCTAGTCAATATTGAAAACTCTGTATTGTCTGTTCTTCTTACATTAACACTAAACGGAAAATGTGGAATAGTGTGCCCAGGAAAGAAGTCAATAGCATATTGATATTTAGCTTTCATACCTCTTGTAACATCAAGAGAAGGTAAAGTCAGTGAATAATCTGGGTCTTCTGAATGATATACGTGTACGAGGCTTGGAGGGTTTGCCAAGCGTCCGTCTACAAACAAGTTTGTTTTATCTATAATAGCGTCATGTACGCCAGCAACAGTATCGTCTACTGTGTCTAGAAATCCTGTGTAAGGGGGAGGGTGTGAACCATCTCCTAGATCCTTAAGTTCAATATGTAAAGAACCTGTTCTTATTCCTATGAGATTAGTTGAAAGATCTGAGTATGCTAATGTTGCCACACCTGTAGGATCGTCAGGATCAATGAATGTTCCACTCGTCCAATCTATTGCAGCGTCACTTAAGTTTATAAGACCAATGTTGTTTAATATTTGTCCTACGTCTGGTAACAAAGTATCGTAATATCTTTCATTTTCATCAGCAAAAGTATTAAATCGCGTTAGAGACCAACTGTCTGCAACGTCTCCATCTGTTACTCTTTTTGTAACTCCTCTTGTCCCAATAGGAATGCTATCACCGTCAAGTGTACTCATATCACCAGTAACGTATTCATCTCTTGTTGTTCTAGCATACATTGATATCGGCTCTATTTCGAACTGATCTAGAACTGGCTCTCCATAGTAAGCTTCGTGAACTGAATTTGATGTTAGATCTTGATTTAGTGTATTGTGAAACTCTTTATTCTCTTTTATTAGAGAACCGTATAATGTCATTGACGCCGGTTCGGCTTTTATTTTTATGTATGAGCCTGAAAGTGATTCTTCTTCACCCGCGGCTGTAATATAGTCACCTGCACATTTTTCTATTCCTAAGACGATGCTATCACCTGGCAATAATAAAAAAGGAGAAGACGTAGAATAAGATTCAATTGACGTTGGTTGAGATGACTGATTTATTAAAGCTACTGAAGATGTTATTTGTGTTTCTTTTAGTTCTATACCTATGTTCTTTTGATGTCTCTGTATATTTTTATCTACTCCTATCTTGCTGTATTTTTCGCTTACAGACTTAAGATTTGTATATTCTTCAAAAGGTGTGTAATTTGAGTCCGTTCCCTTTGTTAGAGAAAGTGAATTTGTTAAAGATTTTCCGCCAACCTCTACGTTGTCAATCTTGAAAGGGGTTATTGAGTTGCCACCAGGCCAAAAATGACAATAGTTGTTTGTGGAGATGCTGTAGACACTTGGAACGTATGTTGGAATTTTTGATACTGTGTAATTTTGTCCGAATATAGAGGGCAAGAACTCTAGAGTTATATTGTCATTAAATTCTTTTATTTCAGCTCCAGATGTTCCGTCATTTGTAAAGTCAAATCCATGTGAAAACCCAGTATCATGAATAGGATAAAAGTCTTTTACTAAGCGAGCAGGCCCACCCATAACTACGTCATATAGAACGTTTTTGTTATAGAAACAAATAGAACTTGATGCTATCAAAATTCTCTCAGATGTATCTATGTCATCTTGTGAGTCTTGTACAGTTGAAACTCTTTTTTGTAAATAAAGAAAGACCATATAGTTAGACATTTCTTTCTGTCTATCATTTAAAATATTGTTGTCTAATATATGCTTAGCGTAGATTGGTAAATTAATAGATATTTTTTCTAATAAAAAAGGTGACTTAATAAAGTCTGTATCAAGAATCTCTGCATCAAGAGCATGATACTTAGTGGCCCAAGGAGCTAAGTTTGTAATAGTAGGCATGCCGATTTTATCGTAACCTAAAACTTCTTTTGTAACAGTTGAGTCTTGTGTATCTTCGTTTAATCGTGTTAGAAAGTTTGAAGGTCCAGCAAACTGTGAAGGGAATGATACAGGACCAGTAGTACCTGGATTGTTAGGATCAAACCCATATCTAAAATTAGTCTCTCCTTTTTGAACCCATTTGTTTTCAGTAAACGAATAATAACAAAAACCAGTAAAATCACTTGTCGTAGGGTGAAACTCTCCGGCAGAAACTGTATCATAGTTCTGTCTAAACACATATTGATCTTGTATTGCCGTTATGTCGAAAGTAAACGATGTCTTGCTTCTTAGTGGAGATGAGAACCCCGGGTATACTTCTCTGTCTGTTCCTGTGTTGTAGAAGTCAGTGTCTTGAGTCTTAACAAGTTCATCATTGTATGCAGAGATGTCCTCACCATCAGTGATAATATTGAAACTTTCTCCTGAGTGTGAGCGGGTTATTAATCCTTTCGTTGTTATGTCTGTGACCAAGCCAGGGAGGCGTGAGTCTCCTTTAAGAAGTCCCATGGGATACTGGACCTCCTGAGTGGAAGATATGTCTGGATTCCAACGTGTGTCGTTCAAGTAAATGGCTTTGACTTCTGCTGATGTTAATGTGCTGTTCCAGATTGCGACGTCAGCTATATAACCATTAAAAACGTTTGTAAGCCCCGCATCGTTTCCAATGTAGCAATCATCTGTGCTTATTACGCTTAAGACACCTGTTGGTGGACCACTAGTCTCTGTAAGTGGTATCGAAACAGAATCAACGTATAAGACTGGATCGTTTGTTGTAACTGTTGCATCATAAGTTATTACAATATTCTGCCAATTAGAAGTCAACACTGAAGAGGCTGAGTTCCACCACACGGGGTCTGCTGGGCTGTCCCAAGTAGCCTTAAACCATATTCTCTCAGCTGAATCTACGTATAGAGAGATGTCTGTGTTGCCAAAATCTAATAACCTTGCCGTTCCGGTATCTACGTTTCTTTTTGCCCACATTGAGAACGTCATTTTCTTAGTTGAGCCCCCTGCAGTGTTTGATCCAATTATAGCATCCCAAATTGAAGCAGTCCCAATGTTTAATCCATCATTTACGTTATTTCCATTGCTAAGATATTTGTATGAATTTCTTGATCCTATTGAATCGTATAATTTTCCGTCTCTTTCTGTGTAGCTGTTGTATCTTGGATCATCTGTTGATAGTATTGTTGCAAAGTTTTTAATATTTGCTATTTGTCCGCCGGCTACTTTATTTTCTATGTATGCTGTATCACTTACTGGAACTGTTCCACCAACAAATAGTTTTACCCCACTTGGAGTAGTTAGCGGAGTAGCAGATACAGTAGTCGTTGGGATCACTACATCTTGTGGTCTCCAGTGAGCAACAAGATTAGCCTGTGAACTGTATGTGTATTTAGAACCACTGTCTGTTATCGAGAATGATTTATCTTTTTCGCCTGGGTATACGGTTGGAATTTTTTTGAATTCAACTGTGTTTTCATCGTTGAACTGTATATTAAATGTTCCTGTTCTATCTTTATCACCTGTTCTTCTGGCTGTTGAATATTGTCCACGTTGGTTATCTTTGTCACGTAACATGATTCGTGGTGAATAAGATGTGTAAGTTCCCAATGAAGTTACTACTCCATATTTAACATCATGAAGTGCTTTAGCTTCAAATGCTGTTAGTTCGCGGTTCCAAATTGCTAGCTCTGAAAGTGCTCCGTTTATATATGTGCCTGGTAATGCATCGTATCTACCTATTATCATATCACTTGCAGTATTAGACATTGCTACGTAAGTGCCTGTTGTTCCATTTGATATTTCGTTTGATATTTTACGTACTCCATTAATATAAAAGTTTATATCTGTAGAGGGTCCAGAGCTCTGACCATTATAAGTAACTACTATGTTAAACCATGAATCTTTACTTATTGAATGTTCATCAAAAACATATTGAAACATGTTAGTAGAGGCATCAACAAGCTGTAATACTACTGAGTATTCATTTGTTTTATCACCACCAGATTTATTTTCTATATAGAGATTATACTCGTCAGCTTTTGACACTATTCCAGAAGAAGAACCCAAAGTCAAAGCTTCTGGGTTTATCCAACAACTTATACTGAAAGGTTGGTCGAATGCGCCATTACCAAATGACAAATTGTCATGGTCAACAACACTTCCGTGATTTGCTGTTCCATCGAACAATACAGTATTATTTTTATTTTTAAATGGTGTTGATTGGGTCATAAAAGGCGTGCCAGACAACCATGTTATATTGTGTCCGTTTCCTGAACTGTCAGCACCTGTTATATCGTTTAGTCTCCAATAAGCGATAAGGCTACTATTGCCTGCGTTTGGGTTGTCATCGCCAAAGATAGTCTTCCAAGACACAGTCAAGTTATGATCCACTATTTGATCGCTTAAGACCGTAGTATTATCAAGAAATATACTTTTAACTTTTTCGCTCATTTAACTTTCCAAAACTTTATATAAATACATCTATAATTATAACACTTTTTATTTTCTAAGTAACCCACCGAACGCTAAAGAGTCTGTGCCTGTAATTGAAACACTGTCGTATACAAACCCAGAGGTTGCTGACTTTATTAAATAGTTTGATCTAGAGCTATCTGGTAGAGCAGATGCTATATTAATCAATGCCTCGGCTTCTGAAATTAGTGTGCTTATTTCTAAAACTGCTGTATCGTTAAACAGTACTTCTGTCTGTGGTACGTCAGATGAGTACCCAGGAACATTGAATGTTATTGTAGTAGAAGTCGCAGAATCAAATACAGGATCAAATGCCTGTTCGCTTGCATCAAAATAACTGTCGTCATTAATCATTACATTTTCTATTTTTTGTTGATCTTCTGTTCTTTTTATATCGTTCGATACTAAGATAGATCCAAATTCTGGGTTTGAATTTCCTCCAGATATTTCACCAGAAACTCTGTGTGCTTGCCAAGGCGAATCAATTGAGTTGTTGAGTATTGCCTCTCTTATTGATAACGGTTCGAGAACACCATTATTTCTGTCTGATTCAAGAATATTATTGTCGTAAACTACAGGATATTGAACTGTTTCTGTGCTTAGTATAGTATGAGTAGTAAGATCGTATGGTTTAAATCTTCCTTCAATATCGCTGAAAGGTATGTTTCCTTCATAGTTACTTGGCTGCCCGAACTCTCTTTGTTCAATATAATGATCTGGGCGATTTATGTTTCTCTGATTGTTTGATGATAACTTAAACAATAAAGACTCGTGCTTGTATTTGTTTGTTGTTACGCTAACACCTTGTCTAAATGCATCAGTTGCTGATGTGTCTGTTTTTGATAGATTTTTTGTAGCAGAGTCGTAAATAGCTACAACTTCTTTCTTCTTAAGATAGTAGTCTTGCCACATAGCTACTTCAGCTACTAAGCCGTCTATGTTGTTGTTTGAACCTGATTTATTTGTACCTACGAAGACATTTTCTGTTGTAATTCTAGTCCCAGCTGTTCCATATGAAGAACAAACAATAGAATAATTTTTATCAATAGTTTTATTTAAGTAAAGTCTATAAAATTTATTAGTGAGTGCTCCTGAAGAAGACCAGTTGTTACCTGCAGAGGATATTACTATGTGTTGCCACTTATTTGATTCAACGGTAATTGAAGATGTAATTACGTAAGTGTTAGCAGATGCGTCAACTGTCTTAAACTCTATTTTCATATCAGAGTTTATTTTCAACTCGTATTCTTGAGTTGCAGAAGCACCTTTGGTTAGTAATATTGTCTCTTTATTGCTGTTTAAATAAAACCACATTGAAATTGAGAATTGTTTATCTGTTGTTGACCCTATTGTTACTGAAGGGTTTACTATTTCGATGTATTGATATAATGATGCATCAGGAGATGTTAGATCTACAGAGGCAACAGTTTTATTCATCTTTTTACCAGGTGCTGCCAAAAACGGAATATTTGAATTTGCAGTAAAAACTGTAGCACCTGCTTGATCTTTTGCACTTACTACGTTTAATGTGTCACTTATAACGGATGTGCTTGAACGTGTGTATACTTTTAGATTTCTTGATGCAATCTTTGTGTATCGACGTCCTGATTTTGAGAATTCTTCAGTTAGCTCGTAAGGCTCATCTTGCTTTCTAATTCTTTGTGTATTAGGGAAACGAACAAGAGCAGAAGTTATTTCTGATGTGTTGAAGGTAGTTGTAGGGATTCCATAATTTTTAGCAGTAATTTCAATAGTTTGCGTCTCTATTGTGCTAGATGGTTCTCCAGTTTTTGTTTCAGTTACTCTTGATACGACTCTTCTATTGTTTGAACTGTCGTCTTCATAAGGAGTTAAAATTCCAGGATCGTCTCTTAATTTGTATGCCATAGTGTTTTCCTAAAATTTCTTTATGCTTCCGTCAATCTGAGATAGAAAGATACTACCTCTTGAATTGTCGCGTTCTGATGAGTTCATGTAGATGTCATCGAATAAGTATCTAAATCTATTTCTTTCTAACATATGAGATTCAATTATAAAGTTTGTTCCCATATATTTCGTCTTTTTTGGTAGTAATTGTTTTATTATTTTTGTATATGCGTCATCAAACCACTTAAAGATCCCCAAGTAAGCATCTATATCTAACTTACCAGTAAGTCTGTTGAAATAGATTTTCTGTAAGTTCTCTAGATCAATATAAGAATCAGAGAACATTAGATTTGGTTGTCCAAGTATATTGTTAATGACATCAAGAGAGCTGAACATCTTTATTATGTCTTCATTTAATGCGTCTATTGACGAGAATTCAACTGCAAATCTTGAATCATCAAAGAACTTTTCGTATAATGGGATCTCATGAACTAGACCTTGAATAGCATTTGCTGAGTTCTTGACGTTATCTGCATCCATAAAACCGCGTGCTCTAATTTTATTGCTTGACTGTAAAAGATCATACTTAGGTGAAATAATGTTAAAATAGAAGTTTTCTGGTTTGATTACAGTATTTTCTAGTTCGAATCCAGTTCCTGATAAGTGTTTTTCATTTTGTGAATAATCAAATATTTGAATTAGTCCGGAAGAGTCTGCAGTAGTTATAGCTTGATCTGTTGAAGCATCAACTCTAAGCCTCTGAAATGATCCTGTTGCGTGTGTGTTGAAGTTAAAGTTGTCAAACGGTGATACAACACCAAGTGAAGTATAATTTCTTACGTGCTCTTTCCATTCATCATCTGTAAATCCTTTTGACCACATTCTTAAATGTCCGACTTTGCCCTCAAAGTCTGTTGTCATTTCTTCAGATGTAGGTCCATAGCTGTTCAAGTATTTTGTATTCGTTACAAAAAGCTGCTTTCCTATTGAGAAAAAAGGCCCAAATTCGTTTTCAGTTCCGTCTATTTTTGAAAAAATATCTTTTGTTGTATCTACTTCTTGATATAGCGCAGATGCACTATGATACTCTTTTATGTCACCGAACATCTGACGTGTGCATTTCATATAGTAAGAAGATGATACGTTGTTTTCTATCTGATCGTATCTGTCTCTTCCTACAGCTAAATTCCATTTTGAACCATCAAAAATATTCACTCCAGTTAGTATCAGACTTATTTTTGGAACTGATGGAGATGTAAGTGATGAAGGGGTTATGAAACATTTTAATTCATGACTGTCTGGATCTATTGAAGAAGAATGAGCAACTACGTTTATGACTACGTTGTTATATGTCGTGCCACTTGCGTTGACGCGAAGTAGACTTTGATATTCACTATATACTCTGTCAACAGGGAAAGAATAGATTCCTTCAAACAAAAAAGATCCAGATGAATAGATACCATCGTTTGGGTCATTTGATATTCCGTGTCGTGACTCTGAGTCAGCTGTAGGTATGGTGGCAGGTGGAGGATAATGAGAAGCTATTGAAGCCATTGTCCCACCTGGTTCTGGGTAGCCTATTTCAAGCCTTGATCCTGAAAGGAAGCCAGACTTTACATAAGGCATATTTGAATATACGCCAAAACTATCACTTGCCCCTGGAGTTATACCTATTGAACCAGAGAAATCTAACATTGTAGATGTTTCTATTTTTTCTTCTCTTGAATATTTTATATCGTTCTTAAGATTACCGCCGTACTCTCTTAGGCGCAATAATGAGTTTGGATCAATTCCTGCAGACAACAAGAAAGACTTTATACTGTTTATTGTTCCTTTTGACTTATAGATGTCTTTCAAGTTAACAAGAATTCTTCGCCAGATTTGTGACTGAATGTATGATAACGCCGTCTGTGCTTTTGTTGTTTGCATACTTACATTGTCACCCTGAGAAAACTGTTCCCAAGATGACTCTGGAAAGATTGTAGGTAGTTCAAAACCGTAGTATTTAGCCACAAAAGTTAAAAATGTATTGATTGCAGATTCTTCATCGCTGTATTCTACGTTTAATAAGTTAGAAAAGTTATCTGTTACTACTTTTATTTCATCAAAGAATTTTCCCCAAATTAGTAAAACCGAGGTTAGCATTTGTGCTGTTCCTAGTTTTCCATCATTTGGCTTTTCTCCTGTGTAAGCCTCTAAGATAGTGCCGAACCCATTTTCATCAGACACTGTGTTGTTCATACCATCTAGAAAGTAATGGGGTGGAACAAGTTTTGTAATTAAGTTTGGGTTGTTATCGTCGTATAGCATAGCTGATGTCAGCAATGATGTGTTTAATTCTTGGACAAGTGTGTTGTTTGGGAACAAAATAGGAAAATATTTATCATCTTCAAATTCAATAGGGTTTACTATAGACGTAGGATTGTTCCTAAGTGATGGAGTAAAATTACTTATTACACTATGAAACCCGTTTCCTGAACTGTCTATTGCTATATTTGGTGTATTCGATGTCTCTGTGGCGTCATATGGTTCATTGAATCTAAAGTATAAAGCTAGATCATCATCTTGGAAAATCTCTTTTTTAGACTTTGATTCTATTACGTCCCACGTTATTGCTTTATGATAAAATCTTAGTTCATCCATGTACCCATCGAAATATTCTCCTGGGACAAAGTCTAGAACTGATGTTATTTTAGTAGTATTTCCTTTTCCAATAGTTAGATAATTACTAGTAGGATCCATAGTTAGCATCTCTAGTACTATATCGTTTGTTGTCTCTACTCCATTTACTATTAACTTTAAAGTAGAAGTTTCACTATCTCTGTCAAATATTGCACATATGTGACTAAAGGCTCCTTTTGCAATTGGAGCAGATACAAATGACACCATTTCTGCAGTTGTAACTATGAACTGAATGTTGCATGTAGTGGTTCCTGCATCTGCTTCTAATACTAATGAAAAACCAATGTTATCGCTTTCTAGTTTTTGCAAAACTATTTGGTTTAAGTTTGAACTATCAGTAGGATATATGTGAGCTTCTATTGAAAATGATTTTGAACCAGGATTTAATCCTTTATCACCCGTCGGAGCCGTGGGTTCTTTTATTACTATACCAGAATTTTTTATATCTTTTACTTCTAAATAGTTGTTTAGTGATTTATTAAACTGTAGATAACCAGTATTTTTAGGAAAAGTATCAAGAATATATTTTTCAAACCCAGTCAACGAATTAATAAAATCTATTGTTTCTTTTTTAGTTCCATCTATCGGATACCCATTGACAAGCTTGTCAAAAGCCGTGTTTACGTTTGATACTGCAGAATTAAAAAATGTATGATTTTCAAATTTTGACCAGTCAAGATTAAGCTGCTGTGTAGATGAAATAGATTTTAGCGCTTCTTTAAAAAAGTCACTTTCAGGAAACTCATCAAATAGAGTATTGTCTATTAGTTTGCTTACAGAATCTGTATAGGTTGTCATTATTATATTACCTTGAAGATATTATTTTCGCCAATAGTATACTGTAGAGAGCCAGCAGTCTCTGTTAATCGAAACTTAATTTCATATGACGTCCCCTTAGATAGTCCTTCTAAGTTTAGTATCATATGCATCTCATCTGTATCGTATGAAACTACAGTAGAATCATTATCAAAAGGAATAACAATATCACCTGTGCCTACATCTATCAAAGAATAACAAAGCTTCCCTGCAACACCTAATAAAGCATCAGAGGATCCTATTAGCTTACCTTTATTTTTAATCGGTAGTTTTGTAGCTTCAACAGAGCTATAGTTTCTATCATCAACGAATATGTGAAGTCTTACTTTATCTGTAGCGCTGTATTCTTTTTGTAGATTCAATATTGTTGCTTGATAGTTTGTGTAATCTACATTGCTAGTTACTGTAGTAGCGTCTGTATATTTTATTATTAATCGTGGAGTCTTGTTTTTATCATTTGAATGACGTGATGCAAACCTCTTTACAAATCGTGTCTTGTTGTCTTGTTCTTCTGCTTGAATGTAAGATATTCTGAATCCGTTATTTACGATTCCTCCCGCGAGCATTGCTGTGATTGCCGCTGTGACGTTAACAGAAAGATCTTCTTGTCCTGTTTCGAATTCTTGAGTTACTGTATAACCTGTGTTAAAATCTGCCGTAGACAATATATTGAAAATAAGATAAGGATCACCTACACCAGGAGTTATTGTTGTATGCGTTCCCCATAAAGTCTCAACGCCACTAGAATAAGAGGCTGTTAAAAAGTTGCATACATCAAGGTCATCAAATGATTCTACATCACGTCCTGAACCTTCATCGAAAGCTAAAGTTAACGGTGCAACTAATAGTGAAAAATTAGATGGAGTTGTCTGACCGCCGAATACATCGTACATTTTTAGAGTAGCTTCAAATCCAGTTTCTGATTGTATTCCTGTAGCTAATCCTGTAAGATCGAACTTTACTAATCCTCTTGACAATTCAACTGGAATGCTTAAACCATCAGAGTCTTCATGTAATAGTACGGTTCCAGTATCATCTCTGTAGGTCTTTGGGTCTCCAGTAAAAGATGACTCGTCGTAAAGCTTAAATATATCAATTGTTGATGCGTTTCCCATGTTAGCATCAGTAGCTCTAGTCGCCTTGTTTAAAACTTTATTTGTTATATAAGTATCGGCTGATGCTGTTAATATTTTGTACATTATTTCACGTATCCTGTAATGTCGTCTTTTGAGCTTTTTAATTCAAATATAGAGCCGGGTGGACCAACTAAGAATTTTCCAGATGTATTTTTGTTTATGTCTAAGTTATAAGAACTATAACCTGTCCCTGTTTTGTTTAGAATTGTGCAATAATTTAGTGAAACTACACCGTCTGTAGCAGTTATTAACATCTCTATGTTTGTTTTATTTATTGGCATGTCTAAATGCCATTTTTTTATATCAAACAGTGATTTGATTTTTTTATTAATATTTTCAACAATTATATTCTTATTAACAATACCATCAGAGACGATTTCGTATTCAACTCCTATGTTTATTATGAACGCATCCAAAATATCAATAGCATCTGTTATTAGTCTATATTGGTTTAGATATACTTCGAGGTTCTTTTTAAGACTATCTGATGATGATACTAGAGCTCCTTTTGAATCTCTGCTTATGATAAATAGCTGCGTTGAAAACAAATTGCTTGTTGTATTTGAAAGTCCTGCTCTAAAGACTCTTCCGAAGTTTGTAGGTAATGTGTAAACTCTTGTAAGAAGATCATTCTTAGTCACAATTCTTGATTGAGAGTTTTGATGTCCTTTGTATTCGAACCTTAATTCGTTTAATGTAGGCTTATCTTCACCTCCACGAGCTGAACTTGTGTTTACCACACTTAATGAGTTTCTAATTCCAAAATTGATATAAGACGTTGAATTTCTGTTATACAAGAATAATAATTTTTCAACGGTCTTAATAGAAGTAGCAGCTACATTATGATTTAAACCACCGCCCTTCCTGTAAGTTATTGTTAAATTAGTATTGTATGGTGACATTCCAAGAGTTGATGTTGACAACATGTTGTTAGGGTCAATTGACTGTCTACTTAATGTTGTCTTTCCATACATAGGAAGAGCGAATTCGCTTGGATCCGGTATATAATCGGTATCAAGTGTCATTTCGTTTCCACTACCAAATGTTAGCTCTGTTTGTCCTGAAATTCTATCTAGCTCTCTAGTGAATCTGTATGGGGCTGGTATTATTTCGAGATTATCAGAAACAACATCGTAGTCGTAGCCTTTGTTTTGGACAGAACGAAAAACAACATCTTGAGATAAATAATCTACTTCGTAGTATTCATTTCCTGCTGTGTCTTTTATTCTTAGAATTTCATTTATATCTGAGTCAGATATTACTATTGTTTTAAACTGTTTGAAACTTCCAGCAGCTACAACACTTGTTTTTGTCTCTCCGGATACGCAGATTCCTGTCATTTTTATAATATATGATTTTGGGTTAAGATCAGCATCTAAATCATCAGTGTTTATAAAACGTTCATGAGTATATTCATCAAAAATTTTTCTAGAGAAGTCTAAGTCCTCCATTAGTTCAAATTTAATTCCTGTGTTTGACGTCATAGACGTGCCAGTGAGAATTATAGGAAGAACGTTAGGGTCTACAACGATATTGCCATTTATATCAACTGCTGAAGGTACTGTCAAGTAGAAGTCTATATTTACAATTGAAGGTGAAGATGATCTGTTCTTTATTCCTGCTGTTTTTAAAAGTTTTTCAATATTTTTTGTTTGTACAGCTGTATTAATATCTAATTCATTAAACTGATGATCTAGATAGAAAGACATAACATCACCCACATGAGCTGCCATATCTAGAAACAGACCACCTACAGAAGCATCAGAGAAATCCTGGATTGAATCTGGAAAATACGTTGTTGCGTATTCTACAAGATCACTACGGAGTGCATCAAAGTCTCTACCGTAGAATGATCTCTTTTTTACACTTTTTAATTCATTTAATAATTTTTTTTGCATTTTAACTCACGGGTTGAACAATAACACTAAGTTTTTTGTTTATTATATTTACACTTCTTATTGAATAAGTCAACGTTATAAGGACAGGTGCAGCTCCTGTTATTATGTCGATTTTTCCCATATTATATTCGAAGTCTGACAGTTCTACATACGGCATGCTGCTTGATACTGCTGTTTTTATTCTTGTCATCACTACTTCGGCAAAGTCATCTTCTGCTAGATTTTCTGTCAACAATGGACGGATGTTTGCTCCTATATTATAGGAACCTAGTCTTTCACCGTTATTCGTTTTTATAAGATTTGCTAGATTGTCATTTATTTGTTTTCTAAAATCGCTAGACATTTCAAACAACATCCCCTCGCCTTTTGTGAGTGGTGTTTTTATACCGTAATGCGATTCAAAAGTCCTTGAAGTTTTAAGTTCATTTGAGTTTCTTTCAATACCCACATTTTTAAAATTATAACTTGCCACATTTATTCCTTGTTATTAAATATGATGAATAAAAATATTATGTTATTAAATTATGCCCAAGTGCCTGTCACGCCAGTTGTTGCGTTTATCCAGACTGAACTTGTTATTGTTTTGTGAATATTTGACGACATCTTGCTTGCAATTGTTTCATTGTCATCACCGGTAACTATACCTGCAAATGCGTATGTACCAAAACCAATAGGTGGTGTTAGAGTGTTTGTGAGCGCAATCGAGTTGACGTCAGTTAATAAAAAAGGCATAAAAATAGTGTCAATTGTCGCAAACGTTACAGGCGGCAACGAAGGTATTATAGCAAAAGAAGTCGACAACCCAGAAAGTGTAGCAGCTGCGGCGGCTTTGGATGTAATTGCCATTGTTGAAGAAGGAGGTACTGACATACTTGATATATAATTTGACAATACAGTTAACCAAGCCTCTGATGCAGTGATCGTCGACGAAAATTCAGAATTAAAAACTATATCTAATAAGTCTTGTTTTAAATTTTCCTGTGATAATGGCATTTAATCGTGCTCTACTGAAATGCTTTCTATTTCTGACAGTCTTTTGACCCATATAGCTATTGCAGCAATGAATTTCGGATCACCTGCAGCAGGGGCGGGTCCTACAGAAGTAGGGATCACTAACTCTTTTAATATATCTGTAAGATCTTCCAAGAGACTTTGTAATTTTTTAGATTTTGTAGCTGGTTCAAGGTTATCATTAGTTCCAGACAATACAACCCTATCGCTTATAACATTTATCTGTGATGATTTTATACTTATGTGAGACCCACCATTGTTTCTTAGGTGTATTCCACCCTCTGAGTTTGTTATTACAAAATAGTCAGTAGTTTTTGATGCAATAGTTGGTACATATTTTAAACTTGGGTTTGTAACAAAAGATGTAACATCATCATCAGATATTTCTGGTTCTTCATCTCCTGCGTCGCCATATATAAATCTATTTACTGAATCATCACCGGCAGATATAAACACTCTTGATGAGTCTTCTATATAATTTGATTCACCTTCATTTACATTTTGATCCTCTAATACAGCTCTATCTGTTTCTTCATAGCCTCTTTCATTTTTTCTTGATGAGTTGTAAGAATTTGCCGTTATTCCAGCAGTTAATTCAATGTTTCCAGCGTTGAGTGAATTATTATTACTTAGCTTAATTGATGAATTGTTACCACCTTGTAATAGAAATTCATTCCCCTTAGGTTTTACAATAGGAACAGGTTCGCCTATGAAACTCCTAGATGAATGACTGTCGTAAAACGTCAATAATCTCTGTAGATCAACATCATTAGTACTAGTTATGCGTGGAAAGTCTGGCTCTTTTGTGGCGTCAGTCTGTTCCACTCCCATTGCTATGTCAATATTAGATGAAACTGAGGATGTGTCTTCTGGGTTTATTTCTCTTTGACCACTAGTGTAGTTTATGTCTTCTAAGTTTGACAATGAAGTTTGTCTAGTTATCCAATAATACGAACCGTTGTCATTAAATACCCATGCCATTTCACCAGCATTTATAGGTTGTGAAAAATGTGGTGACATAAAAGGAAGAGCATAAAAAACTTTGCTTCCTTTCATGTTCCCTAGACTGTTTATTTTTGCAAATATTATTGACTTTCCAGGTAAATAGTCAAACGCTTCTTTGTTATGTAGAAACTTTAATATTGTTGCTTTTCTTTCTGCAGAGACTCTTTTTGGATCGTCTATTACATCTACAACATAAGCAGCGAATGTACTTTCAGGGTTTTTATTTAAAGCTTTTCCAACATGTGTTGAAATATCTCTAGTCGCTCTCCTGTAGTCGTCAATTCCCATTTTTCGTACCGTTGTCCATGAACTATCCCATTATTGTAGAATAAATATCTTCTGAGTCTATTTTAGAATTATCTTCTTCTGCTTTTGATATTAGTTCTGCAAGCTTTAACATTTGATCGTTTGACTTGCTCATTCTTTCAAGATATTTAGCAGCTATTGTACCTGCTACTGCATGTTGTGCTGAACCCGATAGATCTTTAAACAGATCTGCAAAAAGGAACGATGCACACTCTCTGTCTTTTACAGCATTCTCATATATCTCTTTCCATAAAAACTTTCTTTTGTCTTCTATTGATTCAATTGAATCTAATAAATCAGAAAACTGTTTTACTTTTTTATCTTTGTCAGCTATCTTAGTAAGTTCTTTGTTTAATTTTTCTTTTGTTGTCATTTATCCGCCGAAGAATATGTCGAATTGATCATCTTTTTTAATTGATCTGTAATGCTTTCTTATTGATGACATTGAAACAGATAATTGTTTTGGATTTAGCCCTGAAATGTCTCTAAGATAGACGAACACTGCTCGCTTGTTTAAGAATTCAAGATCTTCTATGCTTGAAAAAAGTGTAATTATTGAGTCAATACAGGCAACTTCATTGACGCCATCTACTCTATTTTTTATTTCTTCTAATAAAGAGAAAAGGTTTTGTATAGCATTCTCTCTAATCATATGAGCGTCTTGAGACTCTGCTATAGAGTGATTCTCGATTGCAACTTTGTCCCTATTGCTCAGTATCTCTGTGTCGTCTATTGATACAGATCTCTTCATATCTCTTGTGTTCTTTTTTGACTGTATAATAAGCCAGTTCTTGGCTACAACGTTAAAATAAGAAAAAGCCTTAGAACCTTTTGAAGGATCAAACTTATGAAGCGTCTCGTATAAAAAAGTTACACAGTCATTTTTTAAATCTTCGTAAGAACCTGTTAATGATTTAAATCCGTGAATAAAGATAAGATTCTCAACAAGCTTGTTAAAAGGTTGTTTTATTCTAGTGATATATATCTTGTGCCTTTCTTTTTCAACTGTCTCTGCTTGAAATTCGCAAATTGCATCATGGGCAGGGCGCCCAAAGTACATTTTTGTACCCTTTTTCTTTCCACGCTTACGAGATATTTTTTTTATTATCAATTTTCTGCCTGATTTTCATCATCAGTCGTCTCAGTATCTTTATAATCCTCTATAATATAAGTTGATATATTTAAAAATGTATTTCTTACGTTATCAATACTTGCTACTACTTGTCTTACTTCCAGACTGTCGAAAAAAACTGGTTTTTCAAGAACTTTTGATATTTCCATGTATTCCTCGTCTATGGCGTCTAATGCGTTTGTTAGTTTTTCTTCTGTTTTTAGTATTATCATTGCAAATTTAATCGTAAAATAAGATGATATTATACTAAACAGTCCAAGCAATCCTATAATAAGCAAGTGATAATGTGAAATAAAATTAATCATTTTGTAAAATATTTCTCTGTATTAATTTAGTATATTGCTCTGAAATAGCATCAAATGAGTACTTTTGTTTTATTTTTTCAGCCAACTTGTTTGATTTTGACTGGATTCCTTTTCTATTTTTGTAAAAATCTTTTGCTTTCTTTTTAAAGTCATTTTCATTTACTTCTGCCCACTTTGAACCTATTACAAAAATATTGTTATCAATTTTTACTTTATCTACTTCTTTTAATTCATAGTCAAGCCTAATGAATGAACCAAGATTAAGAAAGTCTAGATGTCCTGACCAGTTAGTTGCTATTACAGGTAAAGCAGATGATGCAGCCTCAAGCAGTGGTAGTCCAAAACCTTCACCTCTTGTTGCTGAAATTATTGCATTAATGTTTTTGTGCTTGTAAAGAGCTGCGACTTCTTCGGGTGACATGTTTCCGTGTAATAAATGAATCTTTGGATACTGGCCAACACGAACTTCGCTTATCAAACGACTTACAAGACTTGTAGTTATACCTTTGTCGATTTTTGTTGATCGGCTGGAATTTGTTTTAAGGACAATACCTACATCTTTGTTATCTTTAAATTCTTCACAAAGCCATTTTACTGTATTAAAAAGATTCTTCCTGTCTGTTGCTGGAGTCATTCCTGTAAATTGACCGAATACCAAAAAGTTAAATTTAGTATCAATGTTTAAGTTGATATCTATTATGTCTTTGTCAATTGACTCATGATATGATTCACCTACAACAGCTATCTTTGTAGTAACTTTGACGCCTGTGTCATAGATAGTTTTCTTAACAAACTGTGAAGGAACTATTACAAGATCCATTTTGTTTATTTTTTCTATCCATTTTGGGTTGCATTTATCTGTTTCAACTAAAGCAGTGACGCCTACATTAAACTTTGCTAAAGATGTATCCCATTCGTTTGGTAGTTGAACCTGGAACGATATATCGAAACTATCCCTTTTTGTTATAGAAGATTCGAGTATTTTACCTATAAGACCATCTTCGGCGTCATGATTTAACAACCAAGGCGTATTTCCCCAGTTGACTATTTGTGAGGTTGTAACAAAATCATCTCTGTTAAGCAGGTACTTTACTATCTGTCTTGAATGTACGCCATAACCTGACTGACTGAGCAGAGGTGCTCTAATTACTACATTTTTTCTATTCATAGTGTTGTAATATTCCATGGTTTGTAATCATTCTTCCAGTTGTCTATTGTATCGTTTAAAGAATCATGCCATAGATCAACAGTTGTCTGTAGATTAAATTCTGATCTGACGTATTCCATTACTTTCTTTGACATTTTGCGCTTTGTTTCATTGTCATATGAATAGACATCATAAAGTGCTGAAGATATGTCATCTATAGATGCGTAGTCTTCGTAAATGTATGGCACTCCTTGGCTGCCAGCAAGTGTCTTCATTGAAACATCTAATGCTACGCCGTTTATAGAGCCATCTCTGTGATCAACTACCTGGCGTGTTAGACCACCTGTTTTTACTGCAATTATCGGGATACCTGTTTGCATTGCCTCTAGTGTTGAAAGCCCGAATCCTTCAGAGTAACTTATATTTACACAAACATCAGATATATTATACAAAATGTTTATTTTATCAAAGCCTAATCTCTCTCTAGAAAAGAACACACTGTCTTTTATACCTAATTCTTCTGATAATATGAATAGATTTGACCCTTCTTTGTCGTGAGGATCGGTATGCATGATTAGAATAGCATCTTTGTTTTCTGTTTTTTCTAAGAACTTCTTCCATGCAAATAACAAATCACCAGGACGTTTTCTTCTAGCGTTTCTATTGTTCCAAATAGCAACAAAATGATCTTCTTTACCTACACCTAAAATCTTCTGTTTATGTTTTTTTATTTCGCTGTCTGTGAGTCTATGAAATATTTCTTCCGGGACTGCATGAGGTATAAAATTAACTCGTGGTTTGTTAGGTAGATTCTCTGATATCATCTTGTATGTCAAATAAGAATGACAGTTTATTGTATCAGTTGAGTCGTATAATTTTTCATTGAATTTAGGGAACGGTTCATTGTCCCATACATGCCAATATGCAATTGGACAGACTTGATGTATTTCATCTTCCATTTCCCAAAGCCATATAAAAAATCTTGGGTCAGTAAAAATAAAAACAAGATCAGGCTTTTCTGTAGCAAGCGTAAGACGTATAAGATCTCTGTTGCCGAAACCGTCAATTGGTTTAATTACAAAATCATCATTAATATGAACTGTCTTGTAATCAGAATGTTTCATTGCAGCACCAAACTGTCTGAACGTCCATTCATTCTTTTTTAGAAGCCCGTTAATAAGATGCCGTGTTTGAGTGCCAACACCCGATGTAGACATCGCGTGATCAGATAAAACTAATATTTTTTTCTTTTTTTGCATTTGTTATATTAACCTATCACTTAAACATTATATCAAAAATAAAAAAAATTTAAAATAATTTTTAAGGACAATGTGGTGTATCCTTATATGGGCAGAATTGACATGAATTTCTATTTTTCATTGCAAATTCACGCATGACTGAAGAGATCATATTGTTCATTAACTTTACGCCTTTTGCTAATGTTTTTGGTCCTACAGAGACCGGTACGATATCAACTACATTTCCTACTTTTCCGCCACGCTTAAGAAGAATAAAGGCACAACGAATATCCTTGAGTTCAATATCATATTTTTTTGAATAAAAATGCTTGTATAAAACTAACTGGGCTTGTAGAGTAAAGTCTTGTTTCTTGTCCCTTCGCCAACCATACGCTCCTGCTGTTTTCCAGTCAAGTATCCAGTAAACGTGTCCCTCTCCTCTCTTCTTTGGAACTTTAATGATAGCATCAACGAATCCCTTAAATTTTACAGGTTTACCTTCGATTGGTTCATAAAGATATTCCTCTGCCTTGACTGTTTCCCAACCTGGGAACTCTTTATCAAGATAATCGGGAACCTCCGCCCACATGTTTTCTGCCCATTCACACCATTTTTCTACACCGACATTTGAAGACTTTTTATACCATCCTGGCTGTTTGTCTACCCATGCTGGGTCGTCGAATCCGTGCTTTTTAAAATCATCTCTGATGTCGTTTAGCAGTTTTTCTTTATTTAGATCTTTTCCTTCAAGCATGTTTTCACAGCCTTCGTGAACTGCAGTTCCAAAACCAAGATAAGGTGATGGCTTGAACATATCAATCTTGTCTATTCTTGCAAGCTTGTGCCGCCAACCACATTCAGCCCACTCTTTTATTTCAGAGAATGAGACGTGTGATTTACCAGTTGGTAGTACGTATAGTTCTTCACTCATTTGATACAGCTCCTTTTATAATATATTATACTATAGAGTCTGGTGATTTACATATTTTTATTGAAGGTGTAGGGGTTGTAAAATCTATTTTTTTGTGGAATATCCATCCTCCTGTTTTATTTTTTAATTCTTCGGCAAGATGCTTTATTTCATCATCACTTACTTCAGACCACGGTTTGTCAAAGAACATATTATTTTCACTAGTGTCATTTTGAGATATATTATACATGCTCTGCCAGTGTCTAGACCAATAACCCTTGTAAGTCTTTATTTTTCTTTCAAGGTTAAACCAAGAATAATGAAATACGCCTGGGTATTCATTAACGATTCTTTCCATAGCATTTTGATATGATGTTAATGCAGTTTTGCTCCCTTTAAGAGCATCAATTCTTAGAGTGTGCAATTCTTGATTATAGAAATTACCGCAAGGTATTGGTTGACCATTGTCATTTCGTATGTAATCACATCCATCTGAACCTTGTTTTGAAAACATTTTTCCATCTTCATCATAGACTCTTAAATGTGATGGTATCCCATGTGTTATGTAGTTTTTATTCTTGCTTAGTCTCCATTTCCATGGGTTGACATCTATTCTAACTTTTTCTTTTCCTCCCCAATATTCAACAACCGGTAAAGCTATTAAGTCCATAGTGTTTGGAAAACTTTCTATAAGGTTTATTATTTTTTGTCCGTCTTCCTCATGAACAATTTCATCTGCATCTTGTTGCCAGCAAAAATCTGATGTGCATAGTTTTCTGGCTTCAGCTTTCTGTTGTCCATCGAACAGTGCGAATCTAATGTCACTCCAGTCCCTTGGTACCACATACACGTTTATTGATTCGTGGGCCTCAGACAATGACTGTAACCTTTCTAATGTTCCGTCCTTGGAACCACCGTCAACTACAACTACTTGGTCACAGAATGAAGCCATGGACACTATAGACGCCTCAAATGGATAACCTTGATCAATACAGTTATATGTAGTTGTATATCCGGATATAGTCTGCTTCTTTATATTGTTTTCTATTTCACTCCAGAAGAAATTTTGTCTTGACTTAAGATAATCAATAGTATCTTCATTTGATCCAGTAAACCATTTTTCATTTATGTGTTGTGAGTTTTCATTTGTTTGAATATCACAACCTAATAGTTTTGCTTCAATTATTATTCGTGGACATGTGTCATTACCTGACGGAAAATAAGATATCCCTCTTGATACTGAAAGTTCTTGTAAAAATTCATCATGTGTAAGACCTGAAAGTAGTTTATAATCTTTTTTGTTTTCGACACACCAATCAGTAGAAGCCTTTGTATTCTTTATCCAACTTTGTGAATCTAAAACAACATATTTGTTGTTCTTTTTGTTCTTTGTTAGCTCTTTTATTTTGTCAAAAAATGAAGATGAAAAAACAGATGATAGAATAAAACTATTTGCATCTTTCAAGAAAGTGAAATTAGATTCATATATTTTTCTTTGTCCTTCTGACATGAACCATAATGATTTTGCAGCATAATAAAAAGTAGAAATTAACTGTCCATGTTTTTCATTAGCACAGCTACAGTCTCTATCTTCAATATGATTATGTCTCTCTACTGATCTATATTTGCAAAATTTATAATCATATTCTATGACTGAATACTTTAGATTAGCAATAATAGAGGGCAATAAATCGAGATTAATAGAGGCAAAATTAGTAAAGATCCAAAACTTCTTATATCCTTGTTCTAACAACTCAATAGTAACGTCTTTAGAATAAACTCTTTGTACATTATATTCAGTATTTTCGAATATAGCTTCAGTAGTTAGTTCAGCTCCACCATTAATATCGGAAGAGAATAAGTCAGATACTAAAACAATTTCAGTATTGTCATTTATAGTCAGAGAGTCAAATGGACTGTTCATTACAGATCACCTCTTACAGATAATACTGTATACTGATTTATTGTATTAATATTTTTTATGTTTGTGAGTGTAACGAACAATTACATTTTTTAATAAACAATACGAGTATCACTGATATAATAAAAGGGATAGGTTGGGCGGGCTAAGCTAAATCTAAAGCTTGATGGGGCTATCCTACTCTTTCTAATAATATCCAAGTTTGATTAGCCAGCATATTAAATTCTATTGTAGTAGATGTGGCTCCAGCAACATGATTTATATCTAAGTTAATGATGTCATTAGCAGTAAAACTAGCAACTGTTGTCATAGTGTTTGTGGACAAATAAGTTGTTTGTGCTGAACCGTCGCCCCTACCATAGCTATATGCTGCTGAACATGGTAAAATAGAAGATCCACCTCCTGGATTTAGTATTATTTTTGTATGATAATTTATTCTACCACCGGCGGGTTGTACTTGACTACTGTTTATAGTATAAGTTATCTTATAAAGTCCTGTCTTCAGTATAGTGATGTCTTTTCCAGACTGAGTATAAAAAAGAGGATCAGCTATTATATTTGCATTCCACACTACACTATTATTAGTAGTCGTTGAACCAGCTCCAGCGCCTACTGTCTCATTGTAATTCTGATTTGCGTTTATATAGAATTGTGATATGCTACCTCTTGCTACACAACCCTCTACTTTTACATCGCCACCAAACCACGATGATGCCTTTACTGAAGTGCCTAAAGTAGCAGCAGTTCCTTCTACATAAAAATTAATATCATTAGAGGCTGATGCATCATAAGCTTTAGACATTGCAGGCACTACTGGATTAGTTAGAATCATAACAGTGGGAAAATTAGATACGTTTACCCAACCGCGGATTACATCATACTTTACAGGTGAACCACCACCATAAGTACCAATCATTTCTACTATTTTATTATCACCTACATTCTCAATGCTAAAGTTTCCGCTGTTTTGAGATATTTGTGTGCTTGACAAACCTGGTAATGTATTCTCTATAGTGATAAGCGAAGTTGTTCCCGTAGAGAGCACCGAAAGATTAGGATCGGCATGACTTAGCTTAGCGAGCCCGTCTTTTTTAAGTATAAATAACTCATCTCCGGCAGAGTCTATTTTTACTATCTTGGTTGTAGCTGTAGTACTTTCATTGACTATTTTTAGCGACTCATTTACGTTAGCTGTACCAGTTGTCGTTATAGTTAAAGTAGGAACAGAATCCGCTATATTGGACTCTACATGAAGCTTAGAATCAAAAGCATGAGCGGTAGTTCTCAAGCTCACCATTCCAGAACTATATTTTAGATCGTCTGCTGAAGCAAATGCTCCTGCTGTTGCACTTAGTTGAACAAGACCAGCTGCTCCTACTGAGGCGCTTGTACTAAAGGCTGTTCCTGTTCCATCCTTTAATGAACCAGAAACGATTACGTCGCCATTAAATAGAGTTGAACCGTTTCCTGTTGCATAGTCACCGCTCGCCTCACCATGAAAATATACAGATACATCTGTCCCTATATCAGTAGTAACAATTGTATTCACACCATCATCGGCTACGCCGGCAAGCTTAGATGAATAAACAAAAAGAGGACTATCAGTTTTACTAATAATTTTTGATGATTTAATTTGTCCAGCTTTAAAATCTTTTGCCATTTTCTATTCTCCGAAAACTATATAGTTTACAGTCATTGTTGATCCTGGAATATCACTTGTTAGCATTGTGAATCCAGTTGTTGTTATGTCTTGTATTGTGATGTTTATATCGAGATTCGAATCATATACAGTAGCACTCACAACAGGAATTACTGTATATTCACCGTTTAAAGTTACAGCTACACTCGACTGACTAGGCGTGAAAACTACTTTTCCAGTTTCATATATCGAAATCATTATTCTGACACGTAAATAGCGTGAAAGTTGACCCATCCTGTAAACGTATCACTTGTATTAATTGTCACGCTTGTAGTTGAAATAAGAGTAACAAATACGTTTAAATCTTCTACTTCTGCAACTGCAGTAATCATAGGTATTGCTGTAAATGTCTCAACAAAAGAGTATGTTACTGATGCAGTTGCGTCAAAGTATACTCTACCTGTCTCTATTATAGTTTCTTTGTCGAGTTCGCTTGTATATACAGGTCTTCTTCTAACGTATGGATACACTTTTTTAAATACGTTTTTATTTATCTTTTTTGATTTAGTTGCACCCATTAAGAATCCCGTTTAGTATTAAATATAAATATTACGAAATTATTTTACTTTTCAAATCATTTTTGATATAGCAGTGGCAAGTTCTGATCTTTCACCTTTTTGTAATGTAATGTGTCCTGAAAGATGTGATGATTTCATTTTTTCGATAAAGACGGTAAGCCCATTAGACAATGTATCTATGTAAGGTGTGTCTATCTGCTCAAGGTCACCAAGAAGAATGATTTTTGATCCTTCACCTATTCTTGTTACAATGGTCTTAAGTTCATGAACAGTTAGGTTTTGAGCCTCATCAACAATGAAAAAAGTATTTGCAAATGTACGCCCACGAATATAAGAAAGAGGAGCTACTTCAAATTGCCCTTTCTTTCTCATCATTTCAAAATAAGATAAATCATTAAATGCCTGTCTAAAGTTATCAACAATAGGTGCAAGCCAAGGATCCATTTTCTCGTTAATATCACCAGGCAAGAATCCAATCTCTTTACCTACTGGTTGAATCGACCTCGTAATAACAATTCTTTCATATTTTTTATCGTTAATCCCAGACAGTCCTGCCATAAGAGTTAGGAATGTTTTACCTGAACCTGCTAGCCCTGACAGAGTTACTAAGGGCACGTCATCTCTTGTTAGTAGATCAAGTGCAAATTTTTGTTCTTTATTCCTTGCACTTACATCAATTGTTCTATTTAGAAATTCTTCTACTTTTACTAGTCTGTCTTTTTTGTGATCATATCTACATATGCAAGATTGTCTTGATGAGCTAGTCTGTAAGACAACAAATTCATTAGGTATAAATTTGTAATCAAACTCGTCTGCTTCAACAAAACCGTCAGAATAGAACTCATCTATAATTGCAGGGTCAAAATCGTTAAGCAAAACTTGACCTGTAAAAAACTCACTAGACTCTTTTACAATTCTATCTCTGTAATAGTCTTCAGCAGAAATTCCTATAGCGTCACACTTGACTCTAAAGTTTATGTCTTTAGTGATAACTATTACATCTTTGTCTTCATTTTCTTGTATGTACTTAGCAACACCAAGTATTTTATTGTCTCCATAATCGATCTCAAGACCATCTGGAATTTTATCATCATAACAATTTAGTTCAACTCTAATTGTTTGACCATTTTCTATCTCAACACCTTTGTTGATATTTCCTTTTGATCTTAGACCATCAAGGTATCTGTTTATGTACCTGGCGTTCTCTCCGATTAATGACTGCTTGTCCTTAAACCTATCCAGTTCATCTAGAACAACAATAGGTATAATGACCTTATGACCACTTAAAGTATGAATAGAGTGGCAATCGTAAAGAAGCACTGACGTGTCGAGTATAAAAGTTTTTTGCTTTTTCATTATTAAGAATCCTTTTCATTGTGAACAATTAAAAATAATAATTTATATTAAACTATAAATCCTCAATCATAAAGAGTAAAAATATAAATGAATACGTGTTACATAGAGAACAAAACAAAGAAAACAAATTGTAAAAAAACTGAATGTAGATTTTGGAACGAAAAATGTGAAAATAAATGTGTAATATCTGAATCTGCAAACGGCTCAAAAACATTACAAGAGATAGGTGATATTTTTGGCGTAACTAGAATGCGTATATGTCAGGTAGAAAAAAAGATCCTCTCCAAGCTGGAGAAGATCCTTAACAAAGAAATACTATAGTAGTTTCTCTATTTTTTTGAAGTCTCTGATTTGACTTTAGCAGTTTCCTTAGCTACTGACTTAACAGCTTGAGTTGCTGATTTTTTATATTTGCTCTTTTTTAAGACCTTTGGTGCGGCCTTAACTACAGGAGCTTCCACAGCTACAGGAGCTTCCACAGCTACAGGAGCCTCTACNGCTACAGGAGCCTCTACCGC